CAAATCGAATACGATACGGCATCCGACCCCATCCAGGTCATCGTGTGTAAAGAGGATTGTTTTGTAAGGCTGCTTCATTGTTATCTAACTCCTTTCAAAATAGCTTATTTAACTTTTGCCTTCACAATTAGAATATATAGGTATTGATTCAGGATCTTCGTTATACCATCTCAATAACCATCGTGGTTGAATCAATTTAGAAGGAGTGAAACCCATATGAGTGACAAAGTATGGTACGGCGGTATCACGGAGAGTTCGTACAGGCTCATCGCAGATAACCGCTTCGAATGGCCTGTTATTAAGGTCGACTACAAATACGTCTGTAATCCCAAGTCCATCTACCGGTACATGGAAGATGATGAACATGGTTACGTCATCCGGGCCAATGGCAACGACGCGTTCATGTTCACACCGGAGCTGGGTGGAACAGTCCACATGATGATCGATCCTGATACCCTGCCATGCGGGAATAACGAAAAGATCACCCTCTCCATTTTCGAACCGTCTCCGTGGACCCGAGAGCCTGAGCAGCGTGATTACATAAGCGGAGATCCGTTCATGAAGCTGCCCAATTTGAGCGTCCAATTCATTAATGCCTCTGACTCAGCGCGCAGAGAAGATGAGCTGGAAATCCGGATGACCAACATCCCGGCGAATAACAGCGGTTTCAAAATCGTGACCATCACCAATGATCTCATCAACGCGATGTGGTTCACCGATCTCAATACGATGCAGCATTTGGGAACGATTGAGGATTTCGATCCATCCAAGCCGTATTACATGCCCAAGCATTTGTGGAAGAAACCCGTCCAGGCGATGATATACATGAACTGGTTTGGCGCATGGGTGAAGATGCCCACGACATACCGCCACGGTTAAAGGAGGAATGAACAAATGAGTCACGCTGATTTCTTTGGACGTCTGGACAACCCGACCTGGGATTTCATCATTGATAACCACTCGGACGACAAAGCCCATGTGTGGATCGATGTCACTATGAACTATCCGGAGGTCATGCACGAACACCGGCATCGGTTCCGCGAAGCATGCTGGTCCATTTACATCAATGACACCAAGGTGATGGAGTTTGCCCCCATTAAGGCAACCAAACAGCGTATCCTAATCGATACTGCTGGGCTGGATATCCCAGCGAATACCGAGCTGACCTGCCAGATCCGGTATACTTCCATCTTTGATGAAGACTCTGAGGTAATCACACTGCCGAACAAGCTGCTCATGCCGCCGAAGTTCGATTCCTACTCGTACGTAAACAAGTGCGTCGAGGATCCCGTCAATTACGTGCAGATGTATTACATGAACATACCGGCGAATACGGAGTTCAAAATGGTGCATCTGCTTGGCGAGCATTATACCTATAAAGACTTCGTGGATGAGAATATCATACGGCAGAACCCGGATGCCATTATCGAAGATTGGAAACCCATCGGTGGTGAGAAGGTACCAATGTGTTACAACGGCATCCCGCAGCGCACCATGCTCTACCAATACTGGAACAGTTACTGGATCAAACTCGGTGCTACTGGATATCACGGCTGGTAACATAACGAGGTGAGGGGGAATGACCCCTCACCTCATTTCATGATCACTTAAGCACACTTTCCTTAATCATGAATCATTTTGGAAAGGAGAAACGATATGGCTGATATCAAAATGATTAACGGCAAGTATTATGATTTCACTCCGAATAAGAATGAATCGTTCTTACTTACCGCTAAAGAGTTGAAGACAGTCGGCGTGAAGAATTATTACTTCATGCTTAGGATTGATAATCCAAGGGTTGCTGATATCGATCCGTTCAAGCCGAATATCACACAGCAAGAAATCAGTGCGTTAATGCATGAGTATCGAAACAATCTATGGTACTTTGCACGTACGGCTGTTCGAATGCGTACTGATAAAGGCGTTGTACCGTACTGTCTACACCGTGGTCTAGCAGCACAGCTGTGGTGTTTTGAACGGAACCAAGATGCCTGCTTGAATGAGCCCCGTCAAACATACAAGACAACCGGTACCATCGGCGGACCATTGCTCTGGGCGTTTCAGTTATCGAGGAACCTGCATATGCATTTCTTCGGTAAAGAGACAGACAACACCAAGCGGAACCTGGAACACCTTAAGAACAACATTGAACTCTTACCTGAATGGATGCAGTTCCGTCGATATATGGCTCAAGATGGTAAGATCAAAAAGACTCGTCAATCAACAGAGATTTTGAGAAATGACCTGATGAAGAACATCCTGGAGATCCACCCGAAACCTTCATCTCTTAGTCACGCTCAGAGCCTGGGCCGTGGCGGTTCCGGTGCTATTCTGTACTTCGACGAGATCGAGCATACTCCCTTCTTTGGTGAGATTCTTTCGAACTCAGCTCCTTTGTTTAAGACGGCTTCTGAGAACGCTAGAGCAGCCGGACTTCCTTTCTGCCGCTGCTTCTCGTGTACGCCAAATCCAAAATTGGGCGGCTAATCAGTAATGGTTAGTACCAATCCATTGTGAACTGCGGGGACATCTCGCAAAGTCTATGCTACCAAACTGTATCAGTGATGGTACAGCGGCAACTGGTAACGCGGAAGGTATGGTAAAAATGCATAGAATAGAGAAAATCCGCAACCAATCAACTCTATTTAGAGTTGCAGGCTCAACGACTATCCCATTGGCTCAGAGATGAGCAACAGGAGTAGGACCGGAAGCGAATGCCGGTGGGTGAGATTCCCTCAAATCGAAGTGCATGCGCCATACATCTGTATGGATGAAGATATAGTCTCAACTCCTATGGAGACATAGGGCAGTTCCTTAGAGAACGGCAGAGCGTTGCGACCTCTGTGAAGATCATGGGTAACCTCGACACACGAGAAGGCAGAGACAGCTATCCAATCATCAAATCCATGATTCCGTGGACTGAGAAGATCTACGACATGACGGATGCTCAGATTCAGGAATACAAGAACGCATTTATGGAGGATTACCATAGCGGTACTGAGAAGCATACCCGTGAAGTCATCGATGTGTTCTATATTGAATACCAATATTATCAACTCCGCAAAGACTACAACTGGGTCATCGAGCAGTATAAACTGTCTGGCGATAAGATGGCCATCCGTCGTGAGATTCTGTTGCAGCGTCTTCGTGGTTCTACGGAATCTCCTGTCGATCCTGAGGATATCGAGTACCTGATTTCCAACATGAAGAAATCTGATCGGGATCTCATCATTGATGGAAAATGGAGATTCCGTCTCTATCCGCACGGTCAAGGATATCAGATGGGTCAACCGAAAGATCTGGATGAGAATATTCCATATCTGGTTGGTATCGATCCTGCATCCGGCGGTGGTGGCGATAACTTTGCGGTTACCGTCGTGAACCCGTTCAACCTCCAGATTGCTGCCGAGTTCAAGAGTCAGTATATTCCTGGACCAATGGCTGTACAGATGCTCGTGGAACTTGTGGAGAAATATATCCCGAAAGCAGTTCTCATTCCTGAGAAGAACTCTATGGGTTCCTACCTCATCCAATTCATTGTCGATCAGACTTCTATCGGTGGTAACTTGTACTGGAGCGAGAAGGATGCACAACGACAGTTGGATGAACTCACCCAGGAAGGTCCGGAAGATTTCAAACTCAAAGAGATGGCTATCAAGTACAAGAAGTATGGTACATATATGACGGCCAATGTACGGAAAGCCATGCTCGAAATTCTATTCCAACACATTGCTCAGTGTAAGCAGATTCTGAACACCGAATACTTGGTTGATGATATCTGCAAACTGGTACGGACATCTACTGGTAGAGTTGAGGCAGCGAAAGGTGAACATGATGACTCTCTGTTCTCGTATCTGCACACGATGTATGTCTACTATAACGGCGATAACTTGGAACGGTTTGGAATCATGCGGACTGCCAACCCGGTCATTGGTCCGATCCAGTTGGATGCGCAGGAGAAGATTGCAGAAAAAGACCCACTCCACCGTTTCTTCGAAGACAAACCGTACACCTACGAGCAGCTGGTCATGGATGACTCTGCATTGGAGGAGGACAAAATCAAGGAACTCGTGTCCCACTTTGATTTTGTCCGTGACGACGTGTACTCGAAACAACGTGGTAAACAGTTCGAAGATCCGCATGATGGAACAGTTTCCATTCCTGCGCACTTCTTCGACTCACTCAACGGATTCTAAAGGAGGAAACTGTATGGCGGAAATGCTGTATGCAAAGGACGGCAAAATTTATGCCGGCGACGTCATGGAAGTATATGTGCCTTTGTCGTACTTCAATGACAATATCGCAATTGACAAAGGCAGCGCCATTGAGACATTCGGAATCACATATCTCCGGACGTTCAAGAATGGCGTTCCTTCCGAGATGAAGATGCTCAACATTCCGGTGACCTGCGATCTGATGGTGTACGATTCTCGCCGGGAAACCATCAAGGTGAAGACTCAGACACTCGACGTTCTCACCTTGCAGTATCTCAAAGACTCCTATGTGTTACACCAGACGGTACAGAAAGGTCGTGAGGTAGCTGAAAGCTTCCTGTCGATGATGCTGGCTGGCAAACTCCCGAAGAGCATCAACTACACAGACACGATCAATATGTGGTGGCGAAATCTGGAAATCTCCGGTGTATCGTTTAAGGTGCCTTCGAAGATTTATGAGATGATCATCGCTTCCATCTACCGGAATCCCAACAACCCCAAAGAACGGTATGGCCAGTGGTATGGCAAACAGTCCAATCCATCCGGCTATGAGTACAAGACCGGCAATGTGCGTTCTGTGGTCAAAGACCTCTCTACGTTCTCCGGTATGGTCTTTGAGGATGTTGGTACCATGATTTCCAATGGTGTGAACAACTCGCTGGACAATGTGGAAGAGCCAGTCTCTCCGTTGGAGAAAATCATCCATTATTGACATGCACCCCGAAGATTTGCTAGTAACAATCTTGTAAAGAGATCCATAGAGCATATTCTCTCAAAATTCTTAGAAAAGGAGTGTCAAAAATATGCCTAATAGCGAATCTGCTGTCCAGATCATTCCCTTTTATGCGCAGCCTCATGTGCATACCGTGATCTACGACAACACACAGTACGACGAGACTGTGGCAACGATTCCTGATCCTACTGATCTCCCGTTTGCAACAGCGGTCGTTGCCGGTGCCGATAAGGGTATCGATAACACCTTCGTCAAACTGAGCGACAAGTCTACCAAGCAGGCTTTGTTCGGCGCGGGCAATTACGGAAAGTACGGTCAGGCATCTCTTCAGGCCGACGTTCTGTTCAATGGTAGTACCAATGTCTGGTTCTGCCGTGTCATGCCGGACAACGCTACCTATGCGAACCTTGTCGTGTTGGCCAAGTTCCGGAAGGGTAAGATTCTGGACGATCTCGGTCAGGAGACCGGTAAGAAGCGTCTGGAAATCAAGTTCACCACTGCGTATGTCAACAAACCCAAGGTCACCGAGGGTGCGACCACCGATGAGGTGATCCTGGAGGCCGCCAATGCGATGACCAGCCTGACCGCCGATCCTACCGACGGTTATCTGACTCTGCCGCTGTTCTACGTTCGTTCTATCGGCCGTGGTAAGTACGGCAATGATTATTCTTTCTCGATCACCCGGGATTCCGATGCCGAGAAGGAGTACTCCATGAAGATGTACGACTTCAACCTGATTTCCAACTCCACGGTGACTCAGGTGCTGAACAAGTTTGCTGGTTCTCTGATCCAGCATACCAAGTACGATATCTCCACCCTGATCTCTGACGTTCTGGATCAGTATGCGACCGGGTCCTGCCCGATCGACATCTACAGCTTTGAGGATAACTTCGAGACTATCTTCAACTACTATGCTACGATTGTCTCTGAGAACGCTGCCTATCTGACTGCGTCCGGTTCTCATGACTCCGATGATCTGACCGAGCTGGCTACGGCCCAGGCGATCACCCTGTCCACCTTCGATCCCATTTTCGGTCTGGCGCTGAACACCAAGACGTCCGAGTCCATCCCCTACTATCAGAACTACAGTGCGACCGCCGAAGGTTACACTGCTCCTGATCTGACCGTCCCCGAGGGCTCTGAGTATACCATTGCTCAGCTGACTGAGGATATCACTCTGGGCGCTGGTGGTCTGGATGAGCTGCTGAGCAATCCTGGCGTCAACAGCACGACCACCTATAAGCCCTCCAACATCTCCCAGTGGAATACTGCGTACGTTGGTGCCACCTGCCTGGTGTGCGCTGATCCTCTGCATGATTCCGCTCGGTATCTTTACACGGTTCTGTCCATCGACCCCGACACCGGTGACATCACCTATGATGAGGGCGTGGAGACCAGTATCGATGCCGATCAGTACACCGGCGCGATTCTGAACCAGGACGTGGGCATTGCTCTGGCCGGCGGTTCGGACGGCGACTTCCAGGAAGTGACCGTGGACGGCGTGACCCGTGCTCCTACGACCGCCGAGATGAAGTTGCTGCTGGCTCGCGAGGAAGTCAAGGCCTGGCGTGGCCAGAAGGATCGTAAGATTCTGTCTCCGGCTCGTGTGAACCTGGACTTCATCTTCGATGCCAACTACAACATGACTACTGACGACAGTCTGAGCACTTCTGGTACCACTTCTCTCTACGGTAGTTCTACCGTGCTGACCGATGCGGATTATCAGACCCTGGCTGTGATTGGCGGTACTGCTGTGACCACCGATTACTCCGACCTGAACGTCAAGCAGGCCATTTATGATCTGAACCAGTTCCGCAACCGGAATGGTATGACCATCAATCCTGCCGAGGGTGCTGGCTGCTCCATCTATCTGGACTGCGGCCTGGTCGGTCTGAAGAGTATGTCCGTCAACTACGAGCTGCTCAACATCATCGATTCTATGGATAGCTTCGATGGTCGTGCAACCTCCATTGACCTGGGCTACTACGAGATCTACGATCCCACCACCGGTAAGCGGGTCAAGGTGACTGCTACCTACTTCCTGGCCAAGAACCTTGTGCCCCATATGATGCGTTACGGCATCAACAAGCCCTTCGTGTACAATTACGCGACGCTGCGTGCGATTCAGCGCGATGCCAGCTTGACCACGACCGGCGATATGATCCGTGACTCCTTCCGTCCCGATATCGACCTGATAGATTGGGACGTCAAGGAAGCGCTGTACAACTCCCGCATCAACTACTATCTGACAACTGACGAAGGTCGTCAGGTGCAGCGTGCGGTGCAGAACACCCGGCAGCGTGAAGCTTCTGCTCTGCTCGAAGAGAACAATGTCCGTGTCCTGAATACCCTGAAGAAGGGCCTGGAGAAGGCCTGCCGTGGGTATCTGTACGAGTGGAATGATCCTGCTGTTCGTAAGGGTTACACCACTGCGCAGATGGACGTGTATCGTCCCTGGATCGGCACCTTCGTGGAGGACCTGGACATCCAGTTCACTGCCAACGAGTGGGAGCAGGAGCGCATGATCATGCATTGCTATGTTACGGTGAAATTCCGCGACATTGTGAAGCGGATCATTCTGGAAATCAACATTGAGCGGCCGACGTATGATACGTCGTCCTCTACTTGAGATTAGGAGGTGACAATCTATGGCTATTCCTGGTGTTATCACAAGTCAGACCGGCGGTAGACAGTTCGATGCACCCGACCTGACCAAGTACAGTATGTTCGTTGGCGGTACCAACGCCACCCATCATGCTCTGCGGAACTACTCTCCTATGCTGAATGGCTTCGGACGTCTCTTCATGGTGCGGCCGCCTAAGGCGATCCTGAAGATGTTCGCTGGTTCCGATGCCTACCTGTACAGCTCTGACAACCAGTTCATCCAGTTCAAGCATATGCTGGAGTACATGAACCGTTCTGTCCAGGGGTTCCAGGAGAAGCAGCTGGAGAATGCTGCGACTCCCATTCAGGGCGGCTTCGCAGGTCGTCAGTTCAACACGCCTACCGTGACCAAGGAGACCACGAACGAGATTACCATTGGTCTGTACGAGATGGTTGGTGCACCCGTGTTCACCGTTATCGATGGCTGGATGAATGCCATCGGCGATGAGAACAGTGGTCTGGCTACCTACGGCGGCTGGATCTCTGGCGGTCAGGATCCCACTGACAAGACCGAGAAGCGTCTGTACAAGCGTACCGGTGAGAGTGAAGATGGTATTGCGTTCAACGAGGCCAACCACACGGCCGAGTTCATTTACGTGATGCACGATCGTTCTGGTGCGCAGGTGGAGCGTGCGGTCATGCTGGCCGACTGCTATCCCAAGGGGATTCAGCAGGCGAACATTCTGGACATGAGTGGCGCTGGTGCGCATGATAACGTGACATACGACGTGACGTTCAACTGCGTCGTGTATCGTTCTCCCATCATCACTGCCATTGCGAACGACCTGCTGAAGCAGTATCGTATCGTGTCCAACTCTCTGAACTTCAACCCCGAGCTGGGCGATGCCGTGTATGCCACTGGCAGCTCCACGACTTTCAGCCGTGCGCTGGGTGCTGTGCCTGTGGACTCTGCGACCGGTACCAAGATCGGCAACGTGCCTGTCTTCAATCCGTCCAACGTCCCCACGACACAGGATATCTCCGATCCCGATATGTCCGCGGCTCGTCTGGCCGGTCAGTCCGGTTATACCGCCGAGCCTTCTTGGGACGGCTTCGAGACCGAAGCTCAGATGGAGCAGCGCATCAAGTCCGGAACCTAATCCGCCTTTCAGCGGTGGTCATCCTCCGCTACTGTTGGAAGGATACCCCAGGGGCCTCGTGCCCCTGGGGTATTTCTAATGTTTTCTTTATTTATATATTCTCGGATCAACATAGCATCAACCCAAATTCCATACACGCAAGCTCATTCAAAAGGAGGAAGCTAGATGGTCAGAGAAAAGTATAATCTGATACAAGAGCTGCAAAAGAAGAATGAGGAATTAAGAGGGAAGAAGCGATTAGCACTTGTGGGGCAGGGCGATTTTCCTGGAGCCAATAACGTCATGCGCGGCACCATGAACATCAAGCACCATACCCAACATCTGACAATCGATAACCCGGAATTCCCGTTCTTCTATGACGGCAAAGAAAACATCACTGGCGAAACGTCATCCTTCTACAAGAAGACCAAGAAGAAGTACACGGTCTTCAAACGGATCAAAAAGTACGATACACTCATGAAGGGCAAGTCGTACTTCGCACTGTACTTCCTGTACTGTAAAGACGACGACAGCTGGAAGGTTGTCGAACGGAAAGAAGTTGAAAATCTGACGGAGAATTACGGCTTCTGCTACAACAACGATGTCATTGACTCGTTGGAGGAAGGAGATTCCGTTCCCGAAGGTACCGTGCTGACTGCGTCTACTTCGTACGATGAAAGTATGAATACGTCCATTGGTATCAATGGTCGTATCTTATATGGTGTCCATCCGGCTGTGCAGGATGACGCCATCATTGTATCGGAGTCGTTCGCAAAACGTATGGTGGCAAATACCGTTACCACGAAAACCATTGCACTCAACGAGAATACCATCATCCTGAACTTGTACGGGAAGAATGGAGAGTATCGTGGGTTGCCGAACATCGGTGATGTCATCGGTGAGGATGGCGAACAGGGAATCCTGTGTGCGACTCGTACTGTGAAAGAAACCAGAATGTTCAGCGATCTGCGTGATAGTTCGTTGAGAACATTGAATAGCGCAACTGACACGTTGATCTATGGCGAAGGTGAGGTCATCGATATCAATGTGTATTGCAATAACCCGGAGATCAAACGGAACCGAGTCAACGCCCAAATCCTGCAATACTACATCGATGCCAAATGGTTCTACACCGAAGTCTACAAGACGTGCAAACACATCGTCAAATCCGGTTCCAAGGATATTGACCGTGAGATCCATCGGTGGATGCGGAAAGCCATGAACTATCTAGACACCCAGGCAGTGTGGGCGTTCAATGATAACGTGTTTTCCAATCTCATGGTCGAGGTACTTCTAAGGAAGAAGGAACCGGCCAAGATCGGCCGCAAGATAGTCGGTAAACTTTCTGCCGACACTAAAGTGAGCTAATTGCGGGAACCCACTGAGAGCTTCATGTACCAACTTGTACTGGTGACAGTATAAGGGCAAAGGGTAACGCCGGAGATATGGTAAAAAGCATGAAGATTGGGGAATCCGCAGCTGTTGTCTGAATAGCAGATGAGAGTTCAACGATCATCCCTCGGAGTATGTTTTATCATGCTCAACAGGAGTAGGGCCTAAGCAAATGAGGCGGGTGAAAATCCCTTAAATCGAAATGCCACCTAGTGTACAACTTGTATACTGGAAGATATGATCTGGACATCTACTGAAAGGGTAGAGAAGTTCATAAGAGAACTGCGTGGATGTTGCGAATCCGCGTGAACACAGCGAGGGCTGGCAACAAAACTGTGATAACCAGCGTATGGCCGGATGATGAAATGCCGTACCTGACTACGGAAACCTATAAGGATGAGTACGGTGTGGTACACCCGAAAGGTGTCCGCGAGAGAGTTGATATTGTTACGAACCCGCTGGCAATTATCAATCGTACCATCCCCATGGTGATGTATGAAGGCAGTGTTACATTCATCCTGGACCGTATCAGAAAACATTGCGCAACGCTCGACAACATCGACGATCAGCGTGACCTGCTCTTTGATGTACTGAAGATTCTGAATCCTGTTCAAGGTAAACAGGTGGAAGATCTGTACGCAACTCTTTCGACCAGGGAGAAGCGGAAGTTCGTTGAAGAGATGATCAGTGTCGATCGGAATGGATTGCTCATTACCAACAACGGAACGTACCTCCGCTGGGAGCCGTTCAACGACGAGTTCAAGCTTCGTGATGCGATCGTCGAAGTCTATGAGAAGTACGGTGATATCCTCAAGCCGTACAGCATCTTTATTCCCAAGCCGAAGTGGGGTCGGGATATCTACATCGGGGACGACTGTATTGGCTATCAGTACATCATGATGCTGAAGCAGTCTGGCGAGAAAGGATTCAGCGTTCGTGCATCTGGATCGATCTCCGAAGAGTCTCTCCCTGAGAAATCCTCGGCACACAAACAAGGCAAAGCACAAATTTCCAGCAAGCCGATGAAAGCACCCTTGTCGGCTCTAAACCTCTTTAACTGCGGGGACTCCCTGATCGCCTGATTGACCGCGGTTGTATGGTGACATACAATGCAGCAGTATGCGTAATGACATACGGATGGTAAAACCAATCAGGATTGGAAAATCCGCATCTGAAACCATTGATTTCTACGAATATCTATCACATGAAAAGGAGGTGAGAATATGAATGATTGCACGATCGGAGTTGTGGAAACCAGGCCGGTCATTTTGCATGGGCAATACACAGATTATATCGTGAACGAATTCGGCGATGTGATCAACACGAAGACCGGATGTATTCTGGTAGCCTATGTCCACCCAGTAACAGGCTATGCTAGCGTCGGAATTCATATAGACGGAAAGTGTTATACCACATTGGTACATCGTATCGTGGCATCTGCATTCATTCCAAATCCGTACGATCTTCCGCATGTTAATCATATTGATGGGATCAAAACTCACAACTGGCACAAGAACCTGGAATGGACGACTTTCCAAGGGAACATGGATCATGCTGTTGCTACTGGCCTGCTAGATATTAAAGGTATCAAACATCCGGAGAATGTCTATTCAGAAGATCAGATTCGGAAAGTATGCGAGATGCTGGAAGCTCGGACATTCATGCCAATCGAGATTGAACGGGATACGGGTGTCAACAGAGGCATCATACATCACATCAGAGCTGGTAAGACATGGACGCATATTTCGAAGAACTACGATATTCCTCCGATTGCAGAACAACTCAACTACGCTGGGAAGATAACAGTTTACAGCGATGCGCAGAAACATATGGTTTGTGAATTACTACAAAACAACTCGTTGAGCGCGGTTGATATCTCCAATATGACTGGAGTACATGAAGCAATGGTCCGTCAAGCTGCGAAGGGGGATATATGGAAAGATATTGTTTCCGAATACAATATTGATCCAGATCGTGGTACTGTGATGCTGCATCGACGTGATTACAGTGATGATCAGATTCGAAGTGTCTGCAAACTGCTCATGGATCCAAATCGATCCTTCTTATCTATAGCAGAAGAAACAGGAGTAGGTATCGATACTGTAAAAGATGTTGGGAACCGAGAAGGAACATGGATTCATATTAGCGATGAATTCGATCTCCCGGTAGCTAGGAAGCATCCACGGCGATATGGCCCTCGGAATCCTAGGACAAAAGCAGTGATCCAGCTGATCAGCGATGGACAATCTGCTGAATTCATCATCAACGAGTTGATTTCGAAACATGGTGTAAAGTCCAAAGATCTTGCTAAAGAATGTATCAAGCGAGTAGAAAATCAATGGTTTTAGTTCAACGACTATCGACCAGCTACGTTAGTGGAGAAATACCCTAACAATGTAGCCAGTAGAGTACTTACCAAGTGTATGGGTTGTGCATGGAGCGGAATGCCTGCATGTAAAAGGAAATGGGAGGCATATTTGTATCGCTAATGGATACAAATATGATGATATAGTCTCAACTTCCGGTGAGAACCGGAGCAGTTCACAAGAGAACGATATATACGTTGCGAGTATATATGAAGACATTTGAAGGTTCGGTGAGTATGAGACGCCGAATTTCATGATCATTACCCAGCCAGAAGACTTTGCGCTCTTCACGGCTCTTTATCGTTCGTCGGTAGATGGCCGGCGGTACATGTATGAAGCAATCCTGTCGGATGATGGTAAGTACAACATCCCGGATAACTTCACATCGAGAACCGCAGAAGTGTTACAGGTCTATCTGAAATCCCTTGGTGTCAGAATGGAAACGATTAACGACGAAGGTGAAACCATTGGTGAGCTTGAGGATACCACCACTGAGATCGGTTACAACGTCGGCAATTCTGTGATATTCTGTACCAAGGAAGAGATGTACTATCTGAAGAAACTCCAGAAGGTATATCAGCGTTACCTTAGAGATAATCCCGGCGGCATCTACGACACGGAAGATGTGTGGGATTACATCATCGAGAATCTGCCGTTCAAGAAGAAACACTTGACCGACAAGATTGTCGATACCTTTAAGAACAATATCGAAGCATTCGGCCACGCGTGCTAGAGGGAGAAAAGGAATGGAAAACTATTACGGTGACATCCTGGTGATGTTTGGATGTCTGATCTTTATCATCGCAATTGTACTCACCCTCAAGCTACTGTTTACGGGTGCACATCATGATACGTCTGCGCCGGCGGATGATAGCGTGAAGTACACCACTGACATGCTGCAATTCATTCGTACCTTCACATCGCAAGTATCTGTCATTCAGTTCCGTACATTCAGTGATACACGGAAACTGGATAAGGTAACCAGAGAACAAGTTCAAAACATTGCCAAAGACGTTGCTGAGATTGTGAAGAAGTCCATCATAGAAGACCATATTGATACCGACAAAATGCTGGTCAGTATGGACTTCGTTGACACGTACATTGTGGATTGCGCTGTCATCAACGTTAAGAATCTTCTTGACAAAGCTGTGGAAGCGGCTGTCAAGGATTCGGAATAATTCTAGGAAGGAGAAATAGTATGTTTACCCACACATTGTGCTCGACGTACCTTTTCCGCGGCTGTTCCGACGGAAAGTCTAGCGATTTAATCGACAATTGCTGGGCCTGCGCAGAAGTTAGCTTCCGTGAAGTACTTGGCCATGCTTTGGAGATGTCTGCGAATGGCACTGGTTGCATTCCTTGTCGCTTGACATTCAGAAGCGATGAGTGCTTCCAGGACAAGCTGGACCAGGTTTTGGCTTCTGCCTTGGACAACTATCAGGCTGACAGCCACGACATTACCGTTCTGGTATCATGGGAGGTTCGCAGGCCGGTACCTGCAGATCTGAAAGTCCTTGATGACATCGGCGAATATTACGCCGGCTCAATGACCTTCTATTATAAAGGTGAAATGATGCGAGGCCTGATATATGAGAATGACCCGCCCGAGGTGACTATTTTCAATGAGTGTATCGCTCAACGGACCTGTGCCGCAACCATCTACTACAAGAGACCCAGCAAAGAATAATTATAGGAAGGAGAAAGAAAAATGGAGGAGAATACGATTCCTCAGACTGAGGAAACCCCCGAGACTGAAAATACCGTCATCGCGGATCAGCTGTCTACTCCCGAGTATGATCCCGCGAACACTCCTATGGGAGAAACTGTAACTGCATCTACCGAGGAGGAGCCTGCTGAATCTGCTGAAGAGGAGCCCCTGGAGACAGACGATCCTCTGAGTCAGAACAACGTGCAGAAGATCGGCATGATGCTGAAGCAGCTTCGTGAGATGGTCGACATGCTGCGTTCCGCTTGGGAAGCCAGCAAGCGCGAGTACAACCTGACCGACTCCCAGATGAAGCTGCTGTACAACTTCAACGAGCAGCATAAGAAGCCAAAGCCCGAGAACCTCACCGAGGAAGAGGAGGCTGAATGGGACGAGTTCAACGGCCTGGATCAGCTGACCCATGAGGATGCAGTGGAGATCTTCGGTGAGGATCATGTCATCATTGGTGTCGACCATGAGGTGACGATGGACCGCATCAGAGAAGCCGTGGACGACTTCTTCAACTGGATGTCTGCCATGTCTGAGTACCGGGCTGTGAACGACTCCTACATCAAGCTCATTGAGCTGCAGGAAGAAGCCCAGATCGAGCAGCTGAAAGTGATCGCTGCCAACGAGGAAGATCCCGAGAAGAAAGCGGCTATGGAGGCTTCCGTTCAGGAGTACTATAACCGCAAGTATCTGGACTTCCTCTCAGTTCCTCTGGATGAGGTTTCCCACGCCCGTCTGATCAAGGCGTTCAATACCCAGCAGACGATCGAGTATTGGCTGAAGCGTGCCCAGGATAAGCTGAAGCAGCTGAAAGTCTCCACGATGTTCCTCAGCGAGATTTCTCAGTTCGAGAAGCGTTTCCTGGACAAGAAGTACGAGAAGGCAAACAACATGCTGCTGCTGTACTTCATGCAGACAGTCACCTACTGTGACTGTTACGACAAGAATGACAACGGCCGGAACAAAGCCGTGTGCATGGTGATGGCGTTGGATGCGTTCGTTCGGAACACCCTTGAGGATACCAAGAAGGAGCGTATCAAGAACAACGTCGCTGCCTTCGTGGATCAGTTCCTGGACGATATCCCGGACAAGAAGAGCGACGATCAGTAAGTATCCGCCCAGCATATGGGGGGGGGTGGTCACAAGATCACCCTCCCCATGTCACAGCTTTGATTAGGACGTGTTTATGAAACCTGAAATCCAAGAAAACTACATGGCTAGTTTGATGCTGTATATGAAGCAGTTTGTCAAACAGTCGAACATGTTGCTGCTGGACATGAAACGACGTGAATACGAGCAATACCTAACCAGACGTGAGGTCATTGAATTACAAGCAGCGTCTGGAATTGAAACAATCATCACGAACATCAACTCTTGCATTGTCACACTGCGGAGTGCCAGATCGGAAGGGGAATATCCTCAGGAAGTTGGTTCCATTATTGATGAGACCATCGCGCAGGCTGAGGGTTACATCAGCAACTACAAAGAAGAATTCGAACGACTCTATATGAATCGTTCCTGAATGCTTCTTCAGTCATACGAAAACACAAGCAAATACACCGGAGGGATGGTCCCTCCGGTGTATTCTTTTTTTATTGCGGTGCAGGTTCTGCCGGTTCAATGGGTCCATTCAAGATATCGCCCTTGTTGATCATCTTCTGAATGTACGTATCAAACGTATCTCCCAACGTTTCCTGAAGAGCTAGTTCACCGTTCTCTTCCGTTGCACGGTAAACTTTCTTGTCCTTCTGGTTGAATACCCGCATATCGTTTTGGGTTGCTGCAAAGATCATCAACTCATTGAGCTTGGTGTTCTTCGCATTCACTTTACGAAGTTCGGATACCGGGAAGAACGTAAGATCACCCGACAGTACACAGAGCAACGGATTGGCCAGCCGATAGAAGTAACGCATTTCTTCCGGTACGAAAGGATACGATACCTTGAATGCGTCTTTGTCGAATAAACTACCGAATGTATTCTTCGGATTATAATCCTTGGCCCATTCGATAAATGCGACATATAGCTTCTTACGACGAACGCCGTTCTTCGGACTCTCTGCTTTGTCGGTTTGCTTCGGAAGGGATTCAGGCTTGCTTTCTTCCTGCGGATTTGCGTCCATTTCGGGAGGAGGTTCGGTTCCTTCCTCTGTGAAAACATCTCCCGTGAGTAGACCCTCGTGGTATGTCAAACCACTCTCGACAATTCCGGTTCCATGATGTTTCTCATTCTCGGGACTGTACTTCATTTCCCAATGGAGACGATGCTTGATAATCTCCACTGGGACCAGGGGTTCTCCACCGTCATAGTACACTTCCCGATCGGAATCATTGGATGCAGGGAACATCTTCAGCTGATCCTTAATCTTCGAAACGTCGATGCAATGGATATACCCCAGGGACTTGCCTTTGATCGTCTCTGTGATTTCCGGAATGTTATGGGTGATATGAACGTGTCGTAACGGACGAACGAGATCAACACCCTCGGCTTCCCACTCACGGTATGAAGTATTGAAACTAACCCGCTCCGGTGCATGACCAGTCTTCTTTTCATACCAATCAGCGATCGTTTTGCTCACGTCAATTGTGAAAATGGAAGCGATACCCTTATACGGCGTGAGGAAGACCTTATCGCCTTGGACAACTTCATGCGGATTCCTGCTCCCGAAGTACATGATATCCGGGAGCGTGTCTATCGTGTATCCTTGATGATTCTTCGGGATAGAAGATTCGATTTCCTGCTCCACAGACTCAAGCTCTGCATGGTCGTAATCCAGCTGCTTTACACCTTCCTGGTTCGCTAGACTCTTCAATGCCGCTTTGTGGACTCGATCTCGCCATGGGTTCGGTTGCGTGCATTGCTCCCAAAATACCTGATCGAGCAGTTCCGTTTCGATGTCCCTGTTGTAATATTCGCATTCCATTTCTTCTTTGGAACGCTCCGTGTATACAGTGTTGCTTACCCAACCGGGTCGATCCTCCGGAATGTCGATCATCGATTCGATCGTGGGTTCAAACTTGTTCAGCATATTGTAGTTCTTCATGTCATTGTCATAATTGCCGGGCTGCTCGTTATAGCCCCTCATGACAGGAGAGAATTTATAGGATGCGAACAAATCATAGCCCCACAAGAGCTTGGTGGTCTTGTAATGGTTGGCACCTTCCATTGCGCCAGCATGATATGTCTCAGTTTTGATCTGATTTCTATGCTTGCCCACCTGATCTGCAAAGAACGCATTGAACTCCGGATCTAAACACATTTGGTCGATCTCAGAATCATGGTTACCAGGATATTTGTTCTTATGATACTTCTGGAATTCTCCCGCGATTTCAGATACAGCCGGGGAATACATCGGGATTAATTCGACCGTCTGAACAGAGTTTCCATTCCGATAGAATATCGAATCCACCATCATGTTGCCGCTGATGAAATCGATGTATCCCTTTCGGCGGATTATCTTGCGCACTTCTGTAGTAGCATCGGCGCGCTTCTGCTTGATCATTTTTGGTGTGAACAACTTAGCCTGAGCAATGGCAGCATTAGTAATGTTTTCCGGTGCCGCGACATTCGTGATCTTATCGGGTTCCAATACGAATTTAACAGCAACCTGTTTGCCAGTCTTCGCATCGAAGCCAATTCGATAGCAGTACTTCAGTTTCCCATGAGAACGTTCATCGTACTCATCGATCCTTTCATCGAGGATATCGTCGCTTTCATATTGTGAGGCGAGAGCACGATAGTTATCCGCATTAGAACATCCGAATAGTTCCATGCTCTTGGAATCACTGGCAGCTTTCATCTCCGGCGTCATGAGGTTCCAATTCGCCCAGATTCGTTCCAGCTCTTCTCTAGACGGCTCCTTATGAATCAACTCGATTCCGCTGTTCGCCCGCCATGCATGAATAGGGTCGCCTTTCAGATGTTCCGGAAGCTGGTCATAACCCATAGGAGGATCGTACCGATCGGGGGAGGGTGAAATTGTAGCCTCAAAGAACTCGTCGAGATTGCCATCATCCATAATAACAGGCGAACTCTTCTTAGCCTTCTTCATATACTGCTCACAAGTGGAACCAGGCTTGGGTTCACGATGTAATACAGTGTCAAAGACATGGAACTCTAGCGGGCTATCAAAGTCGTTCCAAGATTTACGGAATTTACTCACGATATCGTTGAGACACTCTTCGGTGTTCTTGTACTCGTGGATGCCTTTCTGATCGCCCCAGGAATGTTCGAACCACCATACTGTGTTGAGACCTGTCCAGCGCTCTTGATATATAACACAGGTGTGTGATGGACTAGACTTTCCATCTTGAAGTTCCAGATAGAGCATCCTGGCAACATACTTCTGACGGTCCTCCCTCTCCGGATCGTGCTCGTGAGCAAACCAGTATCGCTCTAACTCCGCCTGGTCCCAACAAACACCGACTTTACTCTTGATCACTTGAGCCGCGGATTGCAGATGATACTGCTGGAAGAAGAGGTTCTTGTCATCGTCTTCATCCGTCCCATGATACTTCCCCTTGCTGTCTAGCCAGCCGTACTTGATGCAATCCATCCACTTCAAAAGTTCTTCCGGAGTTTCGCATTGCTTCATGAGTTCGTTGGGACTTTCAATTGGATCTGCACTCTCCAGGATTGGTTCGCCATGTGCGACTCGGTCGATCCAGGCCATTTCTTGTTGGATCTCCGTTTCAACGATCGATTTGGCAGGGTAGTCCGCGCGGATTCCGAGATTATAACACTCTCGATAGTAGTCCGGGCCTTTAACGAACTCTTCATAGCTGCTTGGAATTTGCCGATCCGGGTTCTCAATAGATTCGAGATACTTGTTCATCATGTCGGGACTGTATTTTCCAGCCTTAATCGTCTCATAGTCTTCACGGATTCTGGCCGCATCCTGACAGTAGCGGTTGTAGTAATTCATTACTGTGGCTCGATCTAATCCGTCCGGATAACGACCGGTCTTGATGATATCTGCGCAGCGTTCGATTCGTTCGTTCACGACATGCGCTAAAATGATCAGTTGCTGCATCGCTTGTTTCCGGTTCGGATTTCGGAACATTGGGTATTCGCCGCTGTGAGGTCCAGTATGAATTGTGTAGTCAAATGGGGACAGGTTGTCGATCTTGTGCCCGCGACCATCTTTATACCGCTCGGCGGATGATAACTGCCGGAACCTGTAATCTTCACCAGTCGTCGGATGGACTGGATCTCCACTGAACCAGTGTGTTGATTTGAAAGAAGGATTCTGATCCATCATGCCGACCTCGAGCTGATGGATGTATCTCCCACCATCAGCAGAGGCAACCCTATGGAATTCATCCATATCTGGCTGTACTTTGACCCTCGTATTGAGGTTGGGACAAATCGGGCTCACCAATTTCGTTCGTTTCATCCGCGCACTGGTTGCCACGTCAACAATTGCCAGAACCTTTTGGTTCTTGGACTGATGATCCAGGTTACCCTTCTTGCGAATGTTTGCTTTGGTATCTGCAAGGTAGTCTTCCTTGGATGTATGAGAATACCCTGGATAAAAATCGCCTACATCTGTGACTTCTGTGTCTTTGTCAAGGCTATAAACAACTTTGACCTGGTGCCCTGTGTCGTAATCCCATCCGAGCTTAAAATCATTCTTCAACAGCCCATGGGAGGCCTCATCCCAGTTATCTTGATCAGAAAGGTCGATTCCTGCATTCTCCTTGATGAACTGGTAAATGGAATCGAAGTTACGTTCAATCGTAGACTCGACTTCGGGATCAATGATAGACTCGTCGGCATATTCCTTCCAGAGCCTTGGCGGTTTATTGTCAACAACCTTATGCAGCTCTTCCACGCTACCAAGTTGATCCATCAAGGCATCAAAGTCTACTGAAAGTTTACCGTCTTTGGTACCGTTGAATGATAGCCCTCCCTTCGGAGATCGATAGACGCCGCACTTCTTACACTGGGACATACCATCTGGATACTTCTGAAACGCTGTGCGATTCTTCCCGGAAAGGTCAACCCACTCATGATTACAATGCCGAACCTCTTCTTTACGCTGGTTGAACAACGCCAATGCGTTTCGATACGTTTTTGTGGGAGCAGCGTTCGAAGGCGTCGAATCCATATGACGAACTTTCTTGACCGGACCATAACCTGGGATCCATGTCTGGCCGAAAGCCTTGATATCATCGTTGATCCGTTCCATCCCCATATGGTACTCGATCTTTCCGGTTTCCGGATCAAAGCCAACATTCTGACGACTTGTTGATTTGAACGATTGGGTCGGTTCCTTCTGGCCAACAACATAGGTGACCGGTTTCGTTGATCGATAATCGATACCGATTGCCGTAACCGAGTTCACATGTTCGCCAGTATCCAGTTTGATGATCTGCTTTACTGTGCTCTGACTAACGAAATCGGCATCACCCTCGGTACGAACAACAGAAGTCCGCGGTTTCGTCGGCGTGTAGTCCAGTGAATGAATGCCATCGTCTTTGCCTTCCGGATCATGGGTACCGGCAAACTTGATGTCTTCCGGTTTCAGATCGAAAATGATCTGGTAAGCGTTCTTGTCTTTATCATAGACGCAGCGGTAGCACTGCTTCAGCTTCCCATGAGAACGTTCATCGAATCCTTCGATACCATCATTCTCATTCGGGTATTCAATGTCAGCATCAGATTCATACATGGATTCCATACCAACTTCATCGATCATCAGATCCAACCCGCTGATGGATTCATCACCGAAGTCGACGCTTTCATTCCACGACAAATTGCCGCTTTTGAACGACACCTGCATACCGAGTTCTCTGATGTGACGCTCCAGATGTTTCCGCATGTCACCTTTTAAAACACCCATCTGTAATGCCCGTGCATACGCGGCTTTGATCCCCGGTACTGATACCACCAGCTTCCCATTCCGGATTACATGGTGCGGGTATTTACATCCAGAACGACTGAACGGGGTAACGCCATGCGGGCTATTCTGGATATTCTTCACAGGAGCAATCAGATACGCTTCCTGCAGATAATCCTTCCAGTTCGTGTATCGACCTTCCTTCATGGCTTTATCCAGTTCTTTTGCATCATCCGGAATTCCGCCTTCGCAATAGAACGCATTCAGAAGTTGGTCATAGAATGCTGCACCGGGGGCTTTCCATTTCCCGGTCATGATGGCAGCTTCTTGGGAATTATCAATTTTCAATTCCATAAACTTCGCCATGCCTATTCCTCCTTTATAAAAGATAAAGTGTATCAAATTAATATCCGGTGGAACCAACCGCATTCTTCTATCAGAATTTTTTATTTTATAACTACCAATCTACATTAGAATAATCCAGGCGAAAGATGTGAAATCAAATGCTCTGCCAGCTGATGTTTTGATCATGATTCGTTTGGATACCACTGTTTTCTGACTGGTAACCAGGAAAGGGTGGTTGGGCAGTTCTACTGAGACCTCCAATTATGTGTGTATGGTGACGAAGATGAGGTGGGCCAGCGGCGGCCCATCTCTTCTTTGTCACATTTTTACCGTCACCGAACTGGTCTATTAATGATTTGAAATTTTAGGAAAGGGTGAAAATCATGGAGATTGTGAAAGAAAGAACCCGTTTAATTTTTACAAACTACACACCTGCCGAGAAGAGGATGCTCGATGATCTGGTTGGTACTGATGATAAGGTGTTCTCCTATGAGGACCCTGATGGAAATAAGATCTGTTTTCCCACCGGTATGGAGAAAGCAGTACGGGCTGCATTTCCGAAGATTCATATCCAGGATCATTCCAATGAGTATTGGGAGGCTGCCCGGATTACTCCCGTCGAACATAACGCCCAACCTCGTAACCAATTGCAAGTGGACTTCATCAACTTCGTCATCGAGCAAGCAAATAAGAAGCAGAAGCTGGCCGGTATACTTTCACCGGGGCAAGGCAAAAGTTTGCCCCTAAATACCTTGCTACCAACGCCAAACGGCTATAAAAAGATGGGTGATATTCAGGTTGGGGATCGGGTGTTCGGGTCTGATGGCAAGCCGGTAACGGTCCTTGGAGTATTCCCTCAGGGTGTCAGAGACATCTATGAAATCACG